TTGTTTTGCTAATGGAGTGGTTATTTCGCCTTCGTGTTTATAGTCACCCAACAAATCCTGAGTATCTGCGGGTACTAACGTTATTTGAATTACTCCGTTAGCCGCATCTGTAATTGCAATACCAGCTCCAACCGTTTTAGTTAGTTTTAGAGCATAAGGAGAAGATTTATAAACTACCCAAGTAAAAGTACATCCCGATATATCTAAAGGATTTCCATCACCGTCGTAGATAACAGCTTCAATGATTCTGTCCTTCCCTTGGTATACTTCTATATTTTGTCCAGTATATGTCATGTCTCACCTTATAGCTTTGTGCTTCTTTCGAATAAATTATCCAAATACCCTGGTGTACTTCCTTTCTTGGACTGTGCTAGTCTTTTTTGTGGTGGTTTTAGTATACCTTCTAGAGTTTCCCAATCTTGTTTTAAAGATGCTGTACGTGCTTTGCTACCTTCAATATTAGAATATGCTATTTCGGCATCCCTCCAACTTCCAGTATTCCAAGAGCTTTGTTCTAGTGAACCTTCTTTGATTATAATTGATGCCATGAGCACAATTGGGTATTCGTCACCATATTCAATGGTTGGCGGTTCTGGAAATAGGAAAGTTACTCTAGAATTTCTATATGCATTATAATCAGTATCAATTAGGTACTTATAGTTCCACCAGCGCATTAAAGCTTTAACTGACATAACTAAGGAAGTCCTAAGCCATGCATCTGTATAACGGTATGCTGTAGCGTCGGTATCTCCTAGATGCAATCTTAAATCAACTATAAGATAATCTAAGTTTGTTTCTGTCTCTATTGCCATTAGCTTATTAAACTAGTCTCCTGTATTTCTTGCAGTCTAGATTTTATATGTGCTATCTTCTTTTCTGACATTTCTTCCATCTCGGCAATAGCCAACAAACGTTGTACTGGTGCTTCGGAGTCCATCTTTTCCAACGCACTTGATAACGAGAAGAAAGGCTCTGTCAGTAATTTATACAGTTCTTCATCGGTCATGATATTGTACTTATTTACCTCTTGTATGACTGGTTTTGCAACACGGTCATAAGGTACTAGTACGCCCTGTTTAAGCAAAGCTGCGTTCATCCTTTGAAAGAACATATCTTGTTCTAGTGACCATACATCAACAAAGCAACCTTCTTCATTCTTACCGGGGTTGCCTTCAAGTATACGTTCCTCGGGATTTTCCGAGAAAGGGTTAATAACTTTTACGGAAGCTTTACCCAAGATAACCTTTTTGTATGTAGCATAAGGATTGTCACTCTGCATAGCAGAATACATCTGTGAATCTTTATTCATTTTATTCCTCTCCTATTATTGAGGGAGGGGCAACTGTTATATCGCCCCTCCGCTCTCTAAATTATTAGTGTTTATCCACCCGTAATTTGTAGAACATAGATACCCTGAGCACGGTCAACAATCAAACCGAACTGCTGGTATAGTTCAATGAACCATTGTGGAGGAGTTGGTTGCATGTCAGTCCACTGCTTCACTTTTACGTCTCCGTAAGTAATGAATTCACCCACATTGTTACCAATAACAAGTACTCTGTTATTAGGCAGAATCAGCTTGTTATAGTCCTCGGGGTTGTCGTAAGACTGCTCTAAAGCGATAAGAGGAGCACCGTAGTACTTCCCTAAGAACCCACGCTGTACAACTTCTTCAAGCTGCGAGTTCACACCAGCCCACTGTGCATCTGTTCCAACAGTATTACCGTCGTTCCAGAAAGCACCGAACTTAGTGATCGGAGTCAGAGCTGCACGAGTACCAACAACAGCCTTTACACCACCTGAGTTTTGATTGATTTCGTCAATCGCATTTTCAAGAGCTGTAGCTGTAATCGGACCTCCTACATTAGTAAAGTTAGAAGGAGTGTTGCCAGCTGTCCATACACTAGTTAATAGTGTGTAAACCTTGTTCTGATAGAAATCAGAAAGCTTAGCGTACATCTCCTTACGAATTTCTTCGATAGAACCGATTTGACCAGATTCTAGTTCCCATTCATTGAAAGTTACTTTCACATCAGCACCGTCCAACACGTAGTTGGCACGTTCTGATAGTGTGATTTCACTAGCAAGATGAATAGAACCCGGAACTAAGGTACGAACCTCGATTCCCTTACGAAGCTTCTTGAATAGCATATCGCCCGCCTTTAGAGCACGAGTGTTTAGCAACATGCCAACGAAGTTGACACCGATGTGGTTCGGTTGAACAAATTCGATGATCATCTCGGCTAAAGCTTCCCTACCCTGTGGCGTATTGTCCTTTAGAATAGATGCTATTGCCTCATTAAGTTTCTTTTCATCCATCGTATTAGTTTCCTCCTGAGTTATTTATTACCAATTAATACGGAAAGTCAAAGCCCAATCTGCAACGCTGAAACGTTCAACTTGAGCAAACTTACCTTCACTACCATCGGCATCTTCCATCAACATACCTGCTAGAGCTGCCCCATCTTCGGCTGTATTTGCAACTTCCAACCACGTTCCTGGAACTTGTAAGTTAGCTGAGTAGATGAACGCACCGCTAGGTACGGTGAACACACCTGGCCCGAACGCTAACGCTGGAATACCAGATGGGATAGTTAGCCCTTCACGCATAGACTGTTGAGTCATGTGGACTTCGGCATCGAACGGTACGTTAGATGATTGATCAAAGCCACTGCGTAAAGCATATGAGAATGAAGGGTAAGGGTTATATAGTGGCGGTGTAGAGTTATCAACGGCGAATGTGATAACATAGTGCGCCTTAGCAGCTTCTGCCTGACTTTGAGGCAGACGAGCACCCGGCAAATCTACACGGCTACCAAAATCATAACTCACATCTGCGCCACCCTCAGCATTTGAAATCAAGAGAACCATGCGGCCCTCTACGATTTGCTGTAAGGTTACAACGCCTGTGATATCTGTATACTTATTGATTTCCATGATTTATGTTATCCTCCAATTATTTCTTCTGCTTAGCTAGCCGAAGCTGTCGCCCCAGCTCTTTAGGGTCACTAGTTAAATCGGTTTCTGTATTTACTACAGCAGGTAAACCTTCTTCACCGTTATCCCCATCGCCCTCAGAGTTATCTACACTTGCTACAGAAGATTTAGCAAATGCCTTCATTTCTTGTACCATGAACTCTACGTCCTCTTGGGACATGTTCAAAAAGCGTTCACGATTATCAATGAAATACTCGTCCGGTCTTTCGATTTCAGCCTCAGTGAATTTAGCACGAACCGAAGCCAACTTCTCAGCTTCCATGTCATCTTTTTCAATCTGTGCCTTGAATTCTCTAAGACTTGTTAGTTCTTCGTCAACAGAAGCTAAAGACACGTCTTTCTCCTTTACACTTCCCTCTAATTCCTCAATTCGAGCTTGAGCAATTTCAAGGTCAGCTGTAGCCTTAGCTAGTTGATCCGTTAACTCCCGTAACTTGTCATCAGTCATTTTAGAGTCCTCCTCAATAGAATCTGTTTCAGTTGGTTCAGTTTTTTGTTTAGCTGCAACCGCCAGAACGGGTGTACGCCCCTCAAAAGCGGGTAGTCTAACCAACGTAGCGGCACGTAATATAATACCTCTCAAACTCGCTATACCGTCATCGTCGTATTCTTCATCGGTATACGGTACTTCCCACGAGATTTGAGGCGGTGTGCCACTCTCAAATTCATTTATAATTAAATCTACATCTTGCGGTCTTTCTCTAGACCACAAGGCAGCTAGTCCCTCAATGCGATTCGCAACTTGTTTTAAGTGTGTAATAACGCTGATAGCCTTTGAATTATCATGACCGTCTGCGATACCGCCCTCAGCCATTTTAATAGGCATATTGATGCCACTTTTAATCAAGTTGTCGAACTCTTCTTGAGGAATTCTTTGTTTGTTAGCATTTGGCTGGTCATCCGTTAATATAAACTTTAACCAACGTAAAGTAGGATTACGAGTAATGGATGCAAACGCATCATTCTCATCCAACTTATCTTTAATCAAATATACATTAGTTGCCATGAATTACCTCACTGAATAGAGATTTGCGGTTTGACGCAATCTTCTATTATTAATTATATCACAAATTCGATAAAATTTGTCAAAATTGATATAAAAAACAAGAGATTATGCGTTATTTGGTAGCCGCTGGATTATTTTTAGGCGGTTCGTCGCCTTTCATTAGATTATCATTTGAATCTTGGGCAGGGTTAGAGAAAGGTTGTTGTGGAAACTCGTCTAGATTAGATGCCTCTAGTTGTTCCTTTTCCTTTTCCCTACGTTCGAACTCGTCTTGATAATTCATACCGAATTGGGCTACAAATGTTTCCTTAGAGATGTTTCCAGTCTCGTATAACTTGATCATAGCATCAACAAAGTAACGGAAGCTACTTAGGTTGATAGGCGCAAATCTTAGTTCCGTAGTCCCTTTCATATTGTTTTCCAATAACGTATCTGCAACAACATTATTTAGAACTTCTATAATCTTACGTCTAAAAGCTTCCATGGTCTGTGTAGGACTTAGCATAGCATACTCAGCGTCCGACGCTCCGGTACGCTCAGTTTCACCAGTAACTAAGATTGCAGGAAAACCTAGACCATAAAAAATATCACGATTTACTTCTTTGTATTTAGTATCCGATAGTAGTGCTTCGGTGTCGGGGAAAACCCACTCAATTTGCAAAGTGTGATTAGCAAATAGTTGGAATATTCGTTCAACATCCTGATTTGATGTATTTCTCCAATACATCTGATTTTTAATATCATTTAGCTGTTCTTCGTCATCTTCTGTTAATGGGTATTCATCATTACCTAGTTTTATTACCTGAATAGCAGAAATAACCCTAGACGCAATTGAGTAGTCCATCCTACGAATATTTCTTTTGTGTTTCATAGCTTCTATAGAAGAATACAAGAAAGGTATAGGATATGGAGAACCTGCTACAACTTTGCGACGAATTACGTACGGACTTTCTAATTTGAAGTACAGTTTCCCAGCTTTAACAGCTGCGATAAACTTTGGGTACGCTGTTGCTAGATATCTATACAGCTCTCTATCTTCCATTAGATTGTCGTAAACACCCTCTGATTGGATAAAACCAATCAACTCATCGGGTATCTTAATGAAATACGATTGCTTATCTGATAAGCCTGGGGTCTTTATAATAATAGTAGCTGGGTCACGTACCCACATAGACGTAGGTAGTA